CTTCAATATTTTTGACCCGAATGTAAAGACGGTAAAGATACGAATAAGGACGAGGAACGTAAGATCCATTTAACCGATTAAGCGGATTAATCTTTCGATTGGGGTCTGATTTCAAATCCATGAGTTCAAAAGCCAATCTCGGATATTGAACTGCTACTGGTTTTTCAATATTAGGATCTTGTTCATTTCTGGCAATTTGTTTATCGTGAGGCGCAAAAGAAATTGGGACCTTTGCAAAAATTGTCCGACCTCCAGTATTTGTTCTCTCAATTAAAATATTTGAGAACAAAGCTCCGAAAACATCATTATATTTTTTAATAGTGTTATTATTGTTGATTGAGATTCCGAACATTATTTAAGACTCTCCAGTTTTTTGAAAAGAGATTTAGCACGTTCGTGATCAGGATGATTTTTTAAATAATTTACAACAAGATTAATCTGCCCGGACTCTAGATGATCATGATCTATTTTTGAGATAGCAGGATGATTAATTAGTTTCTCAATATGATCAATATTTCCGTGTTTTAAAATATGGTGAGCTTCTTCTTGCGAAAGTTTCGGTTTTTTCAGAAAATTATCAAGATCTTTGTGGATAGAATTTTTGAGAGTGCTCACCCATTCCTTTAGATCTTCATACTTGTTAGTTGTGGATGGGAATCTTTTTGAATAATTAAGAGCTCTTTCTTTTAAATTAATATCAACAGGATGATGATTTAGAAGATTGTTTTTTTCAGGAGAACCACATTGATCCATAATTGCACTAATCACATTTGGATGTAATTCTGGTTTTTGAATTATAGCATTAACATGATTAGCTACCCCATTTGTTCTAATAATATTTTCCATATGAATATGGTTAACTTTTGGATGATTTATAATATCCATATTTTGATCATAAGTACCATTTCTGGAATAATGATTCAAAGTTTCTATCGGAACGTTAGGATCTTTCAAATTAACAGAAGAAGGTTCATGATAACGATTTGAATCATTATAAACATCTTCATGTTTTTTATAAATTCTGTTGGGAAGATCTGGGAATGTTTTCTCTGACCATTTTTTGATGGAGTGTTCAAAATCATCATGAGCGTAGCGGTTAGAGGCTGAGTATACTCTCCCTTCTGGTCTCAGAATTGTGTGAATTTTATTATCTGCAATTGTCTCAAAAGGTTTTAGAGCAATTCGCGCCAAAGGATTTTTAATTTTATGATCACCTTTGTTGACTAGATAAGCTACGTGAGTACCTTGTTTTATTTCGTCAGGGAGATATTCTCTGTTGGAACCTCCCGACATATTCATGCAAGAAACCCACCCACGGTTAGTTGACATTCCCGCAATATCATAGGGATGTCGACTGATCACAATTTCATGATCACCTTTAGTTTGACGATGCTCTAAATAATCTTTCAGATCAGATGGTTCAAGATGTTTTGTAATTTTCACATCTCTCCCGTATTTGTCTTTCCCTAAACCCTTTTCATAATCAACATTCTCAATTCCTTTTGACTTTAGAGCTAGTTTAACATGATGAGGAATTCGGCTTTCAATTGGATGATGTTCAACAGGCAGAACAAGCCGATCAGAGGATCCGAAAACATGATCGGAAAGTTTATGAGCCATATCTGAAGTTTTTGTGAAACCCCAGCCATGAACTTCCCTTTTTTGATATTCATCAAGCTCTTCTAGTATAAAGGTTTTAAAAGTTTTCATTTATTTTCTTCTTCAATTTTATTTAAGGTCCGCGTCGCCTCCTGCCTGACATTGTTATCATTATCAGATAAAAGTTTTATGAGAGTGGGAATGTGTTTTGTGCGTTCAGCTACACACCTCCGAACACTAGGTCTCTCATCATTTTTAAAAGAAAGTAAAAGGTCAGGATGAATAGAGGTATTTTTTGCTAAACGTGCCCTTACACTTGAAATATGATGTTGCTTAAGTTTGTTATGTATATCAGGATCAGTTGTATGCATAGCTAGAAATTCTTGACTTACAGAATCAGGACGCTCTAATAATTCCTTATTTAGGTGAGGTCTTTTTGCCATATTTTCCAAAGCATAAATTGAAGAGTAATCATTATTATTGGAAAGATGTCTTAAAACATCATCACTAACATGAGGATTTTGTGCCAGCGCTATTCTAACTGTATCTGATTTATCATTTTTTAGCTTTTCATGATGATTCAGATCTGTTGTTGTTTCAGCTATTTTTTTTCTTTCCCCAACTTTCATTTTTGAAAAATTATTTCCAACAGCCTCCAAAATGATTTGTTTTAAATTTTTCATAAATTCCTCTTTTTAATATTTATGCTTGACATTTCAAAATAAACATACTATAAAGAATGAAAGGAGATGTTATGTCTGATTATCGTTTAATAGAAGAAGCCGCAATTCGAGCCTATACTGCTGTAGTGGTTGGGAAAAATGATCTGATCTTTCGGGATGATGTTCTGATGGCTCAGAAAAAGCTTCGGGATGATGTCGGGCAAAAACGCGCCAACGAAATTATCAATTCTCTGAAATCTTTGAATGCTAGCGGGCCATTTTGATGAGTAAATCAACAGCAAAGTTCCGTATAGTATGGTCTATTGTTTGGTGCATTATCTGGAGTTCAGCCGTCTGGCTCGCAGAGGTAAATTCAAATGATTTAGCAACCTTTGCTTTTTCAGTGTTGCTTAGCATCACGATATTTGACGGTATCTCAGCGTATCTTAAACTTAATAGATATCGCAATAGAACACAGGAGCGGGGATGATGGTGACCAGCACAATAAACAACCAGTCAGGCGATCCGCTAACTTTTGAAAAACTGATATCTGCAATTAAGACCTTACCAAAGCCACATGAGTTTTGGTCTTGGAATTACGCGCCGTCAGACAAGGCAATCCAGTTTGAGGATGATATAGGCAAGGTCACCATAGCGCACCCTACAGTATGGATGCGTGTAGAGCGCGAGGTCGCCCCAATCACCGTGCAAGCAAATCCATTAGCGCTTCCCCTAAGTCAGCAAGTGGTCGAAATGGACGGTGATAATCCCCTGTCCTGTGCACGTCGAAAACGCCTCGCTGATTTCATGACCTCAGCTTTTAAGGATCAACCCAATGACCGATAAAACACCCACCTTAGAGGCGCTTAAAGCATGTCCCTTTTGCGGCGGTGAGGCAAAAACAACATATATACACGACGGACGTCAGGCTGTTTGCCGTGGCTGTGGCGCAACAGGAAGCCCTGTTTTTCATGGCCCAGAAGGTTATGAGTCCACCGAAGAAAAAACAATCTCAGCATGGAACACCCGCGCCGTTCTACAACCTGTAACCTCAATATGGATTCCGATAACTGAGGAACAAAAAGACGGAAATTGGCATATTCTCGGAGGGCAGTATAGATACCCTGGTGATAAAACAAACACAAATTATATTGAAACCTGTAAATGGGATAAAGATCGTTGGCTGTCAATTAACGGTGAGGGTCATCACGAAGCAAACTTTCAACATTATCTAAATGAAGATTCTCTCCCAACGCTTCCTCTAGAGGTTTGGTATACTGAATTTAAACCAGTAGCAGTTGTTGATCATTGTGGGAGCGTGAGTGGAAATTTGAACGACCCTAACGGAACGACAGTGGTTGTTTTGAAAGGTGCTCTAGATCATAAGATATTTACACCTGGAGTTAAACTCTACATCTCACCTCCTGACCAGAGCACCCGCATCAAAGAATTAGAAGCTGAAGTTAGAACTCTCAAACTTAATAAAATGGCGTTAAATCATGCTAATGATGTAGCTCAAGCTTCTTTTGAAGAAACAAAGCTGTGTAAAGCTCGCATCAAAGAATTGAAAATTGCACTGGTTGAAGCTGCTATTCCTTTGGAAGCTATGAGATTGGTCGGACAGAAAACTTTAGGGATGTCTGAAGAAATGTGGGTAGGGATCGTAAACGGTTCTGACTCTATCCGAAACACCTTAAAGAAAGATTGAAAATGTCAACTGAAGAATTACACCCTGAACTAATTTTTACTCTTCAAAATGCTCTCAAGAAGCCAACTTACTTTCAACTTTTAGTGACAGACGATCTTGCGCATGAAGGGTATGTAGGTACTGAAGCTATATTTCAGAATAAACCAACCCTTGAAAAACTGAAAGAAATATTTTCTGAATATAAATTCAGTGATGTAATTAATCCTATTGAAGGTCTCCTGGAAAGATCACAATACAACGAAGATAAAAAATCAGAACTTTGGGTAGGTGCTGATATAGAAATCTTTGAATATAACTCGTATCAACTAGTAGAACGTTATTATGACTGAAAATGATCCTTGTCCAGTTGAAAATTGTGAAGGTGTCTTATTTCATCCTCTTGAAGTAGGATGTCGTTGTATGTCTTGTGCTGATATCACAAAATTAAAATGTACTGATTGTGATTTTCAATTAGATAAAGGTCCAATAATTTTAAATAGAACTAAACCGCTTCGAAAGATTATTTTAAGATGAAATGTGATCTTTGTGATTATGATCGAGGGAATGGTTGGCATGCTTTTCTTAATCATATTTTAGGAAAGCATCCCTCTGATGTTAATTATTTTCAAAGTCAACTTCTGAAATCTAAAGATGAAACTGGGAGAGAGTTTATGAAAAATTCTAAAATTAAACGTTTAACAATTACTGAAACAGTAGATTGTGATACTGATCGACTTTACGCAAGTCTCTCTGAAGCCATCAAATATCTTCAGGAAGTTAAAAATAAATTTCCTAACCTTAACATTTCACTTTCTGAAGAATGGACGGGTTATGAAGACATGCACATGATATTTTCATATACTCGTGAAGAAACTGATGAAGAATTTAAAACTAGATTAGAAGAACTTGAAGAGCAAGAAAAACGAAAATTAGAAGCTTCTAAAAAGGAAACGGCTCGACAAGAACTTCAAAATAAAATTAAATCTCTTCAGCAGGAACTCTCAAAGATATAGAAACTGTTCTTCATAAATACTAAAATATGGAGAACAAAATGAAAAATTTTAAGGAAGTGATTATTCAGTGTCTGAATGAAGATTCAAGATATGAACCTCCTAAATGGAGCCAAACTGATAATCCCCATACACGTGAACTTGAAAGTCGGATTGCTGCCTACCAAAATGAATTAGATAATAATCAACAATCAGGTTTGGATGTTAAACTTTGGCACATTCATAAGTATCACGATCTTTCACAAGACCTAGCTAACCTCCGTAGAGATTATAAAAAAGCCGATTATCATGGAAAAATGGCTCGTGAAGCTAAACTTCAGGCACAGGGTATGGCTATTGACGCAATGTCGGGAAATGTTGATGCTATGCTTAGAGCAAAATACGGATGGGGTGAAGGTTATTGAAATCCTTTAAAACATTCCTGACTGAAAATTATTCCAAGGAAGAATTGGAAGATATTGTAAATGCTTATAAAGATGAAATAGATAATAATCGTCAATCGTCCTCTTCTGTTAAATTAAGGCAACAGATTAAATTTCATACTCATTCTGCAGAACTTGCCAAACTTAATGGGAATCATGCAGAAGCAGAACAACATGAAAATCTTTTGAAGAATCTTAAACAATTTCACAGAACTTCTGCTATTGACAATATGCCAACTGTTTAGAGTTGATTTAATCCTCTAAACAAGTTATATTAAATTATGTCTTACTTTAAATATATTCCAAACTTTGTGCCTGATCGTGAACGAGTTTTTGAAAAACTCTGGACTGAACTTGATTGGGAGAAGCGATCTGAAGCTCGGATTGAGTATTGGACAAATATTTTCAATCGTTCATATACTTACGGTTCAGGTATAGGTGTTCGAACTTATGAGTCAAGAAAAAGTCATCCTGATATTGACTACGTTAAGAATCTTCTGTCAGATGAATTAAAATTTTCTTTTGAAGGTTGTTTCTTAAACGGTTATGAAACTGGGAGGAATGCTTTAGGTTGGCATGCTGACGATGATCCTAATATTGATCATAATTTTCCTATAGCTGTGGTGACAGTTGGAGATGGGAGAAATATTGACTTTATGAAAAAGGATGATAAGTCTTCCAAGGAAAGTATTTTTCTTGAACCTGGTTCATTATTGTTGATGAATGCTGGAATGCAAAGCACACATTTTCACAGAATTCCTAAAGCTGGTTTTGTGGTTAAGAAACCGCGAATTTCTTTAACATTTAGAAAGTTGATCTGATGGCAAAGTATTTCAAAGTTATCCTCACAGAATATGAAAGAGGTTGGGGTCAAAAAGACTTTTTTGAATCTTATTTTGATACAGAAAAAGAAGCTGAAGTTTATGCAGATTCAGTTAATTCTAAAAATACTTTGGCTCATGCTCCTGATTATTACATTCAAGCAAGAGTGGAAAAGTTTTGATGAAGCGAAATGATATTGTTTGTTGCAGTTCTGGAGCAACAAAAGATCCGCCTCATTTTTCACCCTATGGTAGAATTGTTAGAAAGGTTAATCAAAAGTTTGAGGTTATATTTTGTAACGGAGAGAGTTGGTTGTTAGATGAAAATGATCTCGAAGTTCATTATTATAGAGGTAGATTTGAGTATAGGGGATTGAACGCTCAGTATAGTATCATTGTTCCATTCCCAACACTTCGCAAATTGAAAGTGTTGGCTAAAAGATACCAACAGACTTATGGTCAAAGGAATATGTTTAATGAGATTTGTTGACTATCCTTCATATTTTCCTAGTAATACATCTGAATATCAAAAGGAAATGTTAGAAGCTGTCGTTCAAGAGTTGAGACAATTTGCCTTGGAATATGATATCAAAATTATCTTATCAGAGGCCTCGAAAAAGGCTTTGTAGTAAGTGTGTAGATCAGGAAGCCTGAAAGACCTGAAGGTAATTTATTACTGAGTGTGCGTTACATATTCTAGATGGGAATATGTTTATCATCACCCGAAGTGGTTCGTGATATTATTTTAGATCGTTATAATCCAAATTCCAATGTTCTTTTTTATGCTTATCTTTAAAAGCTTGGCGTAATTCTTGACCTTTTTTGAAACCATCAATTTTTGAATGCATGGATTCAAGATTATCATTACTGTGAAATGGAGGCTTATCGGTTCCTGCCCATCCTGCGCGCAATCCTTTATCATGATCATTTGAATCACCAGTACGATCTTTTAAGTGTGGGGTAAGAAAATTCATTTTATACTCATGAACTGCTTTTTGAGCCTTGCCATGCCCGTCTCTAATTCTCTCCATTGTGGGTAGTGATGGATCACCTAAAGCATGCCCAAATTCATCATGACTTCTCCACTCTACGCCAGTCTGATGCCCCGACAAATATTTTGAGTCGCGCTGTGTTGGATCCTTACCTGTATAACCATGTTCTAATCCAAGATCATATCCAACTGGAGATATAGCATTTGAAACTCTTCCAGCTACTGCAGTGAGAGCTTTTGAGCCAAGACCCCCAGCCACTACCCCCAAAGCAAAACCTGGGGGACCTCCAAGGAGAGCACCAGCAGCTGCTCCAACACCGGCCATAGCTCTATTCATTACTTTTACACGCTCTCTAGTTTGAGAATCGCTGTAAATTGTTCTTGGGAGAGATTGCTTAACTTCATCAGCTGTCATTGCTTCAAGAATTATTTGTTTGAGATTTTTCATGTACCCTCTTTTCTTTATTTGTTTATCCAAAAGGATTAACGATATTAAAAGAAACGTCAGTATTGGCAACTTCCTTTAAAACATCATTATCATATTCTGCATCGACAACTTCCCGATCAAAATCAGGATCTAACGCAAACGAACCGTCAGGATTGAAAATTGGATCCCCGTCACCATCTTCCAAGCGATGCGGAACTTCATCCAAGGAATAATTAGTCTGGATTGCGTCAATTTCAGGAATACCTGTATCAAACTTTTCCATTGAATATTCATAAACTTCACAGCTTAGAGAAAACAAAGGAAGAATTCCCAACGGGTAGAATATTTCTTTATTGTCAACAAAAACAATTTCAAACATTCTTTTAGTCATTGGGAAGAAAATTAAGTCACCTTCCTTTGGGCGAACATTAGTTTCTTCATCGCCCACTTCTTCTAAATATCTCTGACGTGAGACTGAAAGAGTAATACGGTCTCGGATTTCCATTCCAAATTTTGCCAGGAAATTCCCATCCCCCTCAAAACCTTCAACATTTTTGATATACATTTCCAACGTATAAGTTGTGTCAAAATATGACATATCATCTTGGTTAATTTCTTCTTTATAATTCCCAAAACGTCTAGGAAGATAAAGAAAATCATAACCCTTTTGTTGAATAGCTTCACGGTTTAAATCAGAAAGAAGATTCTGTTCTGATGCTGATGTGAAATGAGGAAAGTAAGATGAAACTGTCATCCAATATAAATTCCTAAAGGTTCAGAGTAAGATCTGATCATATCATTTTCCAGTCTCCGAACATCATTTTCAGCTTGATTCCAAAGACGGTCTCCATTAATAGATAAACCGCCTGGGAGAGGAATGCTCTGATATTTCCCAAGATTTTCTCCCCACTGTTTTTTAATTAAAGCAGTGGCATATTCTTTGAGCCAATGATCAGCCCAAACGTCTGGATAAGTTTCGGGATCAACAACCTGATAAGCTTCAATCAGAAGAAATTCACCTTCATTATAAAGTTCCCAGTTGGTGTCAATATAAAGTTTGTCAAGATTCCGATTATAACGCATGGGTTTTGTTCCCACTAAAATGCTTTCCATCAAAGATAGATACTGCATATTCATAAAATAAGGAACTAAAGAGCGATTAGTTAGAGAGTAAAGATCGTTTAAGACTAGTTGATATTTAACATCAAAAAACTGAGAAGTGCTTCCGGAATATGCATTTGAGTTAAATACTTTGACAGCTCCAACGATGTTCTCAGGCAATGTGATATAACCATTTTCCTTATCCTCTTCTTGTATTTCGTGTTTGTAATAAAGTTTTTCAGTTCCGTCAAAATGAAAACGGTAATAATAATTGATAGCGTCTTGAATTCTGTCGTCAACTTGGGAATCTGCTACGTTAATTTCAATGACAGGTTTGCCTAGTCTACGGAGACAATATTCTTTAAATTCTGCGCGGGTGATTGGTTCTGCCATTAGTAAGCCTTTGCTAAATACCCTTCAAAAGTAGTGTTGTTGACTCCTCCGCCATTTAGATCTAAAGTATTTCCAGCTCCCCCAGAAACGCTAATTCTCGGAGCTACATAATCTCCAACAGCCATACTTACTTGAACATCAATTTCTAAAGTAAAAGGGCCACCAGCAGCAGGTGGGTAAAATCTCTTAGATCGTGTACCATTTGGAGTTTCAAAAGATAGATAACCATCACTAGCTGTAGCTGGCATATCTATCATTTCAACCGCAAATCTAAAATAATATATACCTGCAACTTGCGCTACAAATGCCCCGGTTGTAGAATTATAAGCAGATCCATTATTATAAACAACAGTATCACAAATTGGATAATAAAATGCACCTGCGCCAGTAACATTTGAAGCGGTTGCACCTAAATAAGCTAAAAATCTTGGTCTATATTTTCCGAGCACGTCACCTGGATCAGAAAGTTTTGTATTAGCGTTATTAAAATAAACAGCTCCCCCAGTTATATCTGAACAGGTGTTAGCAATATAGATACCAGTGTTTAGATTAAATACATATTCATCAATAATTGGCTCATCCCATCCACCCTTTGTACAAGTGTTAGCAAGATGGATTGCGTTGTTTCCTGCTCCATAAATTTTTGGGGAAGAAATACTGAATCTTGTAACATAATCCAATTTAATAATATTGTCTGTTTCGGCAAAAGCTGAGAAATATTCTCCCCCATCAATAGTAACTTGCCCATCTGAAGTAGCATTTTTGATTCTGAGAGTGTCGCCTGCATAATAATAACCGTAAGAGGTATTACCTAAAACTCCTCCAGCTTGATAAGCAGTGTTAAATCCTGCTTCAATATAACCTCTAGCTATATTCATATTATAGAGACCAATTCCAGAAACATTATTAGCTTCAAACCCAGTTTGTGAAGCATTAATATGACCGTTGGTAAATTTCCAAGTTCCTACAGTAGTCCCATTATGATTACCCTTGAACCCATCTCGACATCCAAAGATTTCAAAATTGGACCAGTATATTCCCTCAATCCAACCATCAACATCCACACCAGCAGTAAATCCGTCAATTTCTAAAGCATTTCCAAAGAACCCAAATTGTGAAGAAGTATTAGCTGATCTAATTTTAAGACCTGTAGCTGACTTACCAGCGCCTCCACCATGGATAGTAACATTATCCATGGACACAAATCTTACCTCAGTTAAATCTATTCCAGTTCCCCAATATTGAGCAGGTCCAGTATTTCCACCGTAGACTCCATCCCAGCCTATAATTTCGATATCCCTTAAAACAATTTTTGTATCAATTGAAGATGTGGAGTGTACATAAATTGCAGTATTTGTGCCTGCTGAAGTTGTAGCTACTGTTAGCCCTGTAACGCCTTTTGAGTGATATCTGAGAGCACCAGTACATGGTAAATCCAGACAACCGTTTGAAAATTTTAAAGTTGTAGCACCTATACCCTTACCTTCAACTATACCGTAAGCAGTATTAGGCACTACGAGATTAGCTGAAGCTAGAAAAGTACCAGCCGGGAAATTATAAACGCCGTTAGCAAAAGCATTATTGATAGCTGTAGTAGAATCTGTATTCCCGGTTGGATCAGCTCCAAACCATGTTACATCTCTATTATTTCTTATAACATTTTGAACAAAAGCAGTCGTGGCAATTTGAGTGTTAGAAACAGTATTAGCTGCTGTCGGAGCAACTGGAAGCCCTGTAAAAACTGGAGAAGCTAAGGGAGCAGTATTTGCAAAATTTGCATTAACTTTCGTGAAGGCTGCACGCATGGAATCACCTGTTCCATCGTTTCCTACTGTTCCTAAATTTACGTTTGAAAATGCCATGAGCCCTCTTTTAACTATTTATGAGGTTAGTAACCTATTGCCATCCAAGAAAAAGTCGTCCCAATCAAAGTATTAGCATTTCCTGAAAAAGTAATAGTTGCAGTATCTGTGTTGTGAAATTCATCCAAAATTATTCTGGAAGTGCCTGCATGATACAAAATAGATGGAATGAACTGGAAGCATTCGTTGGGAAATACCTTTGGAAAATAAACTGTATAATCATTTGTCACAACATCATCAACAGCATCCTGACCCCACTGAATATAAAGACCTCCAGGAAGAGATGAATAACCTGTTGAAGTCAGAAGTCGATCAGATCCGGCTATCCCCCCAATTGAGGCAGGGGTTAATAATTTATTTGAAACAGCAGAGTTAGCAGCTTCCACAGAGTTGGCAATTGGTAGTCTGGAAATATTCAGAGTGCCTGCTACCATATTTGTGGCATTAGTGAAATAAGATGAATCAAGATTATCTAATCTGTCAGCATCAAGCCCAGAACCAGCTCCCATATTTCCCGTATGAAAATAATAATTGTTAGCAGTGGTTCTAATATTATCAGAAACGATAGCAGCTGCTGTCAAAGCTGAAATATTAACATTCCCAAAATATCCATTCCATCTTATAGAAGTATTCCCAAGAAAGAATGAAGTGTTGGTAGGAATTACATTTGACGAAATTGAAGAGTTAACATTTAAAACTCCTCCTGAAATCAACATCAAAGCAGTATTGACGGTAACGTTAGCAGAAAAGGTTGTGGTTTTCTGAAAAGTTGAAACCCCGTTAGATATCAAAGTTCCGTTGAAGGTTGCTGAGTTTGCAAAAACCGTGGGAGAGTTGATAAGAGTTGTATTGCCGTTAAAAATATTAGTGTTAGCATTAAATGTCAAAGTGTTAGATGTGAAAGTTGTGGTCCGATTGCTAGACACAAAGTTCGTACTTTGAATATTGACTAAGTTAGCAGTGTTGGAGATATTGAAAGTTGTGGCTTCAAATGTGAAAACTGATCCAGTGAAAACAGTGTTAGAATCAAAAGTCAAAGCAGATGCTGACAGATTCTGAATATCAACATTATTAGCTGTCAAAGTATCACAGACAACATTCCCAAAAAAGCCGTGCCATTTTAAGCTGGTATTGCCTAGATATAACAAAGTGTTGGCAGGAATTATATTTGACGAAATTGACGTCAGAAAATTAACTTTGGAATTAGCTATAGAAATAGTGTTGGCAATATTCGTTGTGATTGACGAGATTGAAAAAGATGTAGCATTGAGGCTGATAACGTTTGACGAAATTGAAGTTGTCAGATTGTTTGCAAAAACGTTAGCATTTAGATTAACATTATTAGAAAAAGCCACATTAGATGAAAAGGTTGCTTCTCCTGGAGATGTTAAAGTACCTCCTCGGAAAGTTTCCCCTATAACAGTATTAGCTCGGAATTGCCCAATCAGATTAATATTTCCAAGAGTATTAGCACCGGTATTGGCTGTGTTAGCAGTTATGACTTGATTGGAAACAATATCAGCAATCTCGTTAATTTTAATACCTAAAGCATTAAAAGTGTCAAGATTCAAATTAATGTTTGCGACAGGTACTGACATTTATTATTCCGATTTTAAAAGAGAGATGATTAAATCTAATTTGCGATTAATACTATTTATCTCGTCTTCCAGGGTTTGAATTTTTTTAGATTTGGATCGAGCTTCTTTATACATATCCAAAGAAGTTTTATCCTTACTAATCAAAGCGTTGGAATTTAAATCACGAATCATACAGTCACCGCAATTGCTCTAAGATCAGCACATTTTGGGACCACATTTGTTGAAGTTGATTTCAACCCAATTTTGATGGCAAATGTTTTATAGGTTGAAAACTTCCCTGTATCATTATAATAATTGACAATTCCGTCGTCATTAGGATCTCGGAAAGCTTGTTTTGAATCGTCAAATTGTTTGATAGAATAACCTGACCCAGTTAGATCCACAATATCATAAGTTGATAGACTTGTAGTATTTCCTACCGCTGAAACTTTAGTCACAAAATAATCAGTCTCAGACGAAATAGCTATAACCTTTCCCACAAGATTGGCAGAAAAGTTTGTGTTAGATCCCGTAATTGTGTTAGAAGTTGAAACTGAAACAACCCCGTCTAAAAGAGTGACAGATGGGAGACTCCCAAATGAATATTCAAACTCTCTGAAATCATTAATGTTGGAGGTATCAGAAGTTGTGTTAGCTGATACTTGAAGTTTTGTCCAACTTTTTGTCTTGAAAGAGTCAGAATCATTATTATTCATGATCTTTGCAGACACTTCAATTTCAGTTCCAACCGGCTGATAACCGGTGACATAAACTTTGATATCTTCAGCATCCATCTGATCGTTCAAGGTTACTGTCTTTGTGATATATTTTGTGACAAGATTTCCCAATTGAGTATTCTCATTTGTGGAATCGTTGTTAATTATATTATTATATCTCAAAATAGAGCACGATTGAAGATCAACTGTGGGAGAAGTGTTGACATCATTAGTAGTCAAAGTTAAATCAACCTGGAAAGAAGAGTTAGCTAAATTGTTAGACTTTGATAAGACGTAACCGTCAAAACCTTTGATGTTGTTGGTGTCGTTAAACTTTATAGAATTTAAGTCAACCATAGTTCCAGTTGAAGTAGCAATTTTGGCAGATGCTCCAATATTAGTCCCAGCTGTGGTTGTTCTATAAATCAAAGGTTGAAAATAATTAATTTGTTGATCAAAAAGAACTACGTTAGCAGATGCTCCTGACGAAATTCCAACCACTATATCATTATTGGAGAATTTGAAAGTGGAGTTGGCAGCAGTAGAATCGTCCCCAATCAAAGTTGAATCATTAGAATCATAAAAGTAAACAGATGCAGAAGGGCTTGTGAGATAAGATGTTCCGTTAGACGAAAACTTAGGGAAGGATTTCAAAACAGCTGATGTATTTGACGAAATTGAAACTACCTCAACAATATCATACAGGGATGAAGGTAACATTGAAACAGTGTTAGAAATTATAACCTTTGATCCAATTTGAAGCTGAGTTTGGAATAAAGTTCCATTCCCAGTCAAAGTCATAGAGTTAGCTTGGAAGGTTACATTTCCAGTCAAAGAAGTGTTTGAATATTTAAATAAGGATTCGCCGTGAATGAAAGATCCTGAAACATTTGAAGTTGTGAAATATTCATTATCTTTATTAACCAAAGTTACAGAGCCAGAAGTTTCTGTAAAAGTTGCGGAATAAAGATTAAATTTAATATCTTCGTCTTGAATTGATTGCCAAGCTGAGTTATTAGTGGAGGTAAACATGACCCCACTTCCCCAATCTTGTCTACAAGCTAAAGCTGAGTTGGCTAAATCTGCATAACCTGATTGACCTGTAAAGATTAGATATTCAGGGCTTGCCCCATCAGGCATTACCACAAAAGCATAATCAGTATCGGGATTTAATCCGACTGGGGCTGTAAATGTGATAGTAGTCGGAACCGATCCATCATCAGAAATATTAACATCAGCTGAACTTAAGTGAATAGATGTGAAAGGAATGATTGACGCCGAAGGATAACCATTTTCAGTAGTTCTCAGCTGAACTGTAATACCTAACGTTGGATCCTTTCTCTTAAAGAATAGATCTAACTTTGTCACAAACTTTGACTCTTGAGAGTTGGCAGATTCAGCTGTAATTCTGAAAGTCTGGGCAACCGGATCAACATTTCTCTGATTAGCCACAAAAGTTGAACGTGATGTGGAAGTTCGCGTTGTGGAAGTTGTAGTACTTGAAACTGTTGTGGTTGAAACGTCAACTGATCTTGTGGAAGTTACAAGTTGTGAAGTTGTAGCTGAAAAGTTATAAGCTGAAAAGGATGTGGAAGCATTTGTAGAAGCTGATGATGCTGAATCCATATCATCAATATCCATAACTCGGAATTCACGATCCCCCACAAAGAATGTTGAAGCAGGCAGATAAAAGAATCCAAATAAAGATCCATCATCATTAACAATCAAATCGTCTCCGATATTTCCTGATTGAAGCCACTCTGAAGTTGTCTCATTATAGGTTGCGTTTTGTGTGTAGGCTGAAACATTAACCTTATCAAAAAATGAGTAGACAATTGAGTTAGGTTTCAAGCCGTAAATTTTAAATTTCACAACCTGTTCACGAATATAAGGATTAAACGAAACGTCTGTGATAAAATCTCCAACCACTGAAATAGTATCAGTAGTTTGACCCACCAACATATTTTTTGTCTGGGTTGAAATAGTATCAGTCACAACGTCATAATTTTCAGTGGTCAGAGTCCCCTGCCCGGTATCAATGGTATCTGATCCTGTCAAAATTGTCTGAGTTGAAGAAGTTGTGGTTGTGTTAACTTGGTTGATAGCTTTGATAGCATTCAACTCTTCCATCAAAGCCAAGGTTGAAGCTGAAGTGTCAATATTTAAAGTTAGAGTGTTTTCAGGATTAACTCTAGTCTCATAATAATTATCATAAGAAGGAACAAGTTCAACCGTTCCCATAAAGTTCCAATAATTCTCAGTACAGTTTCTGACGCGTGTTGCGTAAGGTTGTGAAAGTTCCAAAGCATGATCAAAAGGAAGAGTTAAAATATCTCCTGATTGAGTTAAATCAGTATTCCCAACTTTCAGATTCAAAGAATTTTGTTTAAACTTTGGACGAAGAACTCCCAAGGCTTCATCAATAGATGCCGAATATTCAACATCAAGCAAATTAGATGCATTAAAGTCAGCAAAGGTGTCAACAAAAATCCCATTTTTAAATCTGTTCAAAGAAGGATCAACAGCTGACGGAATTAGAAGATCATTTGTCTTTGATTCAAGAAGGGAGAGAGAAGTATAATATTCCACTCTTGACAAACGATCATCAAGTTTCCCAATATCAGCCATAGTGTATCTCTTATTTTGATTAAGAGAAATTTTTGTGACATAATTAGGACGAGTATTACCTGCGGCTGCCCCAGTTGTAAGAGTGGGAAAGGGAGGAATATACATTGTGGCAATCAGCATAGAATCTGAAGAGTCAGACGATACTGTTGGATTGTCAGACGATATACCTTCTTTAATTTCAAAATTACCATAAGAGGTTAGATAAACTTTATCATAACGACCCGCATAATATTGAAGATCAGTTCTGAAGTTAGAGTCAACAGATGCTGTTGTTTTTTCAGAAGTATTTAAAGTTGAATTGGAAGAAGGGTTAACCGTAGCACCCCCAAGCGTATTTGAAGTTGCGGCAGTGTTGGAAATGACAGTCCGAAAATCAACACAGTCTCTCAAATCATAAGAAGAGCCAGTTGTGGCTGATGTGAAAATTGGGAGATCATAAGTTCTAATTTTATCAGATGGGAGACTTTCAGTGGCATCGTCAACTGGATAAGAATCTACTGAAAAGAATCCGGCACCCCCGCCTGTATTTGTGTAAGTATAATTATCAACAATTACAGTGATAAAATCAGTGTTAGCTAGAGTCAGAGAACTTGAAGGCTTTTTAGAGATGAAAGACAAATCATAGAGAGTATCTTTCTGCCCGTTATCCAAAATAAATTGATCAGTAACATCTGTAGCTGAAGTTGTATAATTGGAGTTGGAAGTTTTCAGAACCTGCCTGATTTTCACAACATCAGGAAGACCTAAACACCAAGGCCCTGTAATATTATTAGCGGTTGTCAGATTTAATTTAACATAAGAATTTTTGTTAATATTTTTTGTGAGTTGAACAGCTTCAGGTTTCTGAACATTATAGATAGCAGAAATATTCAAAGTGCCAGAAATTTCTTCCCCTAGATCAGCCACCATAATATTATCAGTGATGGTGATTGTTTTATTTGAATCATTTTGGAAATTAACCAAAGTGTTAGTTGGGAAGTTTTTATAATAAGCCGCAGAGGTATTAGCTACTGAACCATTAGCCGATAAAGTCAAAGAAGTGTTATTAGCTATAGAAATAATTGGGAGGGCAGTTGAACCTGTATAGATAAAATAGTCCCCAATTTTAAAATTGGAAAGGAAAGTTGTTGACGTTCCGGTCACAATTGGAGAAGTTGTGTTGACAGAAACAGTTCCCCCATAAACAACTGAGTTAGCAGAATTTCTAGTTGTGAAGATAAAATCAGCTTTTTCAGTATTAGACAGAACTCCCGAATAAGGAAATACTTGAGGGCTGGTAATATTCTTTTGCATGACACCGTTAGCCGCAAAAGATACTGAAGAGTCAAAAGCTGTATAGATTAAAAGATTTTCATTATTGTTATCTTCATCCTTCAAAGTTTTGACAGCTTTTTGATTTAACTTATAGACATAAGGGGATAAGCCAGCATCAAAAACAAAAACACTCCCAGACTCAAGAATCAAATCACCCACAAAATTATCAGGAGATCCTCCCCCATTATAAAAAATGGATCGAACATTTTGGAAGGATGATCCGGTTGTCATCTTAATGTTGTAAAGATAAACACGGAAGATAGGATTAGAACCTGTTGAATTAATAGCCACAGTTCTGATGTTGGCAGTCCCAATTTCGGAACCAGCCCCAGCCGAAATTCCAGTTGAAACTGCAGACCTTAGAGAAACTATAGGATTAATGTTAACAGGAGGAATACCTAAAACGTTATTGACAAGAACAAAGTCTCCGTAGTTGATAGAGACAGTTACATTTTGTTTTACATCTGTGTCAATCCCTTTCCGAACTGGGACAGAATAGGTATCATATTGACGAACTCGATAACCATTAACATAAGCAGTTCCCGATCCAATTTTGGCTTGGAAATGAGAAGTGTTGCCAGAAATTTCATTGGTGATAACGTTAAATTGATTAAGAACATAATTGCCTGATTCTTCAGAAGTTCTTAGAGCTAGAGCATCTCCTAAAACGTTATATTCAGTAGCTTGTTTTTGACGAACTGGTCGTCCATTTTGGAATTCTACAAGGGTGAAAAAGTTAGAAGTGTTGCCAGCTTCAGCCACAGACATTTTGACAAGAGTCGGAACTAATTTTAAGCGGAAAGCACCTGGCGCATTTTCGTTAGGTGTTCCCAAAGAATTATCAAGAAGAGTTGAATCAATTGAAGAATTGACGATGGATTCAACTGTCTCAAATCCTATCACAACATCTGAAACATTAGAGGTATATTTAGAAACCACAATATTCTGAGGTTCAACTCTAATGAAGAAACCTTTTTGGAAAATTATACCTTCAGAAACTTTGAAAGAATAACCTTGGCCAGTGGGGAAAGTTTCGGTGTTGGATGTTGAAAAAGTATTACCACTGACAGTAATTTGCCCAACAATATTATTACCTGAAAGAATTACGCCTGTCCCATTAGCAGTTCCACCCGAAGAATTAGCTACAGTGACAGTAGTGTTTGAATAATAAAATTCGCCCCCATCTAAAAGAGTGACAGCAGTTACGTGACCAGTCACATCAGTAGTAATTGAAGCATTAGCACCTGAACCAGTTGCAGATGTAAAGACAACCAAATCAGAATTGGAATAACCAATTCCGGAATTAGCTACGTAAACAGAAGTTAAAGCATAATTATTTTCATAAGCAGTTAAAACATCTGTGTTAGCAAAAATACCTTCCCCGTTAATTCCCTTATTGATATACTTTACGTAAAAAGTATTAAGATCAGGATTCTGAGATTCTAAACCTTCAGCGGAATCAACAATGATAGCAGAAAGGTTGGCTGTATTTTTAATGACGGTATTAGAAAACTTTCCGACAACCAGAGTAGTCCCATCAACTTCTTCGTCAAGAACTTTCACATAATCAAAATTCTGATCAAAGGTAAAGTTGGAACCTTTAATGATAGTCCCTTCTTTGAAAATATTCTGCCCAAAGCGTTCAACCTGATTCTGAAGAATAGTTTGAGCTTGAGTTAATTCTCTAGCTTGAACAGGAACTCCTGGACGAAATAAGACACGATGAAAGTTTTTTGTTTCATCATAATCGTCATGGATCGGAGAAATATTTAAGTCTGTTTCTAAAGCCATAAGGGGTCCTAAAAGGTAATATTTAATTTAATGATTGAATATGACCCAATTCTGATTGGAGAGAAATTTTCCAGATAAGAAAATGATCCAGATCCTCTAATTAAGTCAGGTTCGTAAATAGTATTTATATTGAAAACCGTAGAAGTATCAGTTAACTTCATAGAAACAGAAGAGTTTGAAGGAAGGAAATTTCCTCGAACATTAGTCAAAACAACTGACGAAACATTTGAATAAGCTACATAACCATAAGCATTTGTCTGAGGGCAGGTCACAAGTGTGTTAATGGCAAATTCTGAACCAGTGTCAAAGGTACCCTCAAGTTTGAAAGTTTGGTCAAAATAATTAACGTTAGCTGAAGCTTCTCCTCGTTTGATAATATCTGTTACAATTGCGGTTGAGTTTGAAGTTCCTCCCACAATTGTGTCTCCAATTTCAACAATGCCCGTCAGAGAATTCAAATCCAGAGTTGAAATATCAGCAGACACAACATTGGCAACCATTCCAGAGTTAGCTGTTAAACTTTCTCCTTCAATAAATGTTGAAGAAGCATTGGCAAATTCCAAAGTTACATTTTTGAAAATTGGATTATGAAGAACTCCCACATTTCTGAAACCAGAACGAGCACGGGTAATTCCGTTGTTGACAATTGTGGAAACTCCCACCGTATCACAGAAGAAATTATAAACAGTATTTTGAGTAAATCCGCCATAAGGTGGAATGATTGGGAGGAGAGAAGTATTAGGTTGATTAACCTGCCCAAGAATATTAACATTAGAAACTACAGAAGCGGTTGCCCAGGTATAATTATTCCCATAATCGTTAACTTCAATTGACGAAATTGTGTTAGAGGAAGTGTTGATAATGGCTCTAGCTATACAGCCTTGCCCGTCGCCTTCAACTATAACGTTGGGAGTAATTTCGTATCTTGACAAAGTTGTGGGAGTAGTTGTGAAGGGAGTTTCAACTTGAACTATGGTGACGTTATTAGCATTATAATGATCAATGATTGATTTCTGTTCCCCAATTCCATCCCCGTCAACAATTTTAATAGCTGACCCAGTATAAAAATTTGTGTTGGAAATCGGAACATCTAAACCAAATAATGTTTTATCGTCGTTCATATTAACGTTAAAGAAAAATCCGTTAGCATATGAATTATATTTTCCGCCCGCATCTAAAATTTCCACAAAAGAAATTTCCCCGGGAATTGTGGCAGATTGAACGTTAGCATTAACCAGAAGAGGAATATAATTTTCAGTAGAAAATTTTGTGTAGGTTAGAGTCGGAATTGAGTAAATATATTTCCAAACATAACCGTCAGCAGTTGAATAAAATTCATCAACCTCTGATTCAAAAACAGGAGCATATGTTGAAGGAGAATCATTATTGTTAGAAATGCAGAGAAAGACATGAGTATCTCCCCCATCTGAAGTTGCAACATAAAAATCTGACTCTTTCAAATTAATATCAAAAGTATCATATTTAGCATAGACGGTATTGGAAACCCAGGGAATATTTCTGATCATCAGAGACACATCAGCAGGGGCAATTTTCAAGCCCGCTATCAGATTATCATAAACTTCATAATTAGAACCGTTGATGGAACGATCAACAATTGGGGGATTTGAGTCAGAAGGATAAGGAGTATGACGCCCAATAAAAAGATAATTTGTGTTGTTTGAAGACACAAAATTATTATACTGAAGAAGGGCTATATCTGTTTTAAAAGAGTATGTTAAAACTCCGGTCATGTGCTATCCATTGAAATTGTTGTTGCATCCATTTGAACTCCGGTCGAATCAAACGTCCCTTGGATAGACCCTTGAGTTATTTGGAGAACAGCATTAGTCACGTCTAACTTATTTATGCTGGTTATTGAAGTTGCGGAAAAAAGCTTAGTTCCAGCTGTATGCATAACCTTTTTAAATATTTCTCCATAACGATCCAAATTTATGAGAGTCTGAAGTTCGTAAGAATAATACTGATAATAATCTCCATCATAAAGATATTTGACTCCGATAAATCCTCCATCATTAAGCCATCTTCCTTCTGAAATTCCCTGAGAAGAAACGACTGGAGTTCCGTAAATTACTGAACCTCTATCAGAAGTAAGAATCAAAGTATTGGCATTAAAATAGTTAAAACCAGAATCAATAATTTCTAAAGTTGAAACTATACCTGACGCAGATTTAACAGTAGCAGTTACGTCTGAATCTTCCCCTAATCTTGGCTGTGAATTATTTTCATAAAAGGATACAACGTTAGCAGAAAGTCCCCCAGTTGCATTAAACATCTGGCCAATTTTGAAATTTTTAGAAAGAGAAAGAGGTTGAAGAGTTACAGTATTACCTGAAATATTTTCAACCACACCCGACACATTATTATATTCTATAACTAAATTTGCAGAAATTATATCAGCGTTGGCTGAACTAACAAAAGATGTGATAGGTCCAACCGTGAAGGTTCCTGTTGCATTCCCAACTTTAATAACAGTTGAGTTGCAAAACTGAATTGACCCAAACGTCCCAACTTGTTCAATATCTTCCCCAATTTCAAAAGAAGTGTTCCCAGTTAAATTATCATAACCTAACACATAAACGTTTGAGGAAACATTTTGCGAAACTGTTTCATTTAAAGTAAAGGGAGGAATTTGGTTGAGATTAAAGGTGTAATAATGTTTATCATAAGATGATACATAATTATCTCTTAATCTGATGAAAGGTGTCTGATTATAGTTAGAGCCAATGTAGACCCTGTTAATGCCTGTTAAAACACCTGTCTGAACTTCGTCATAAGTTAAGGATGATCTGATATAATCAGAAACATTTGTGTTAGCTTTGGGGAACCCATATTCAAAATTCATGTTGATGGAAAGATTAGCATTCCCAGAATATTCAGGAGCCATAAAATAATTAGAGCCAGAATCAGTCACCACAACATTTGTGATAGTTCCTGATCCATCTGTGGTCAAAGTTAAAATAGCAGGATCAGATGACGGGGTATTATTTTTGAGAACAGCTCCAGTCCCACTTGACTGAATTGTGAAAGAATGATCAGAATAATAATTACCTTCAGAAATTGAAATAGCATTAGTTACAGAACCTGATCCATCTGTCAAAATATATCCAACAGCCCCAATTCCTGAATGAGATGATACTAAAATTCTTTCATTGTTAGAGTAACCAGTTCCGCCTGTAATTACTGAATAAGTATTAACCTTATTAGAGCCTCCGTACAGAGTTAGAGTACCGTTTGTATAACCAGATCCACCTGAACTTATTACAACGTTGGCTACTGATCCAATACCAGATCCGCCTCCATTTAATTTTATGTATTTGTACGGAATATCATTTTCATTATTACCTGAAAGTTTATCAGTGTTGACCAAATTAACTTCGGTACTTTCAATTCCCTTTACAGAAAAACGTGCGGCAGATCCTGTGGAAATTTGAGTAATGGATAATCTTAAATTTTGATCGGGAACGTTGACATAAAAGTTATTCCGGAACGTTCCAGAAATATCATAAATGCCCCCAAGATTGTTTGAAGACGATACAATATAGCCTGATGCCAAATTAGAAGAATAAGATGCCAAATTACCTACAACAGTATTTCCCACATTCTTAAATTTTGAAGCACGAGTCAAATTTGTGAAGGAGTTATCAGAGTAGAGTAAAAAGGATCCAGCTGAAGAATTAGAAGTTGTGACAGTTTGAATATAACCATTACCTTGGAATACATCATTATTGGAATAAAAGTTAACCCAACCTGCTTCTAAATTTCCCGTCAGAGCATTATAACTAATATTATAAACTAATTGTTCAATTTTATTTCCGGGAGTTAATGCAACGTTTGACGAAAAACGAAACACTTTATCAGAAACGACAACAGGAGTGTTAGCCTGATAACCAGATCCTCCTGAATTAAATTTGAAAGTTACCCGGCCTAACCCATCTTCAATTGAAACAACTTTAGCTTTACCTGAATAACCAAAACCATTTTCTGATTCAATATTATAAACTTCCCCCACAATATTATTAGAACCTCCATCAACTACTGTGATGGAATTGAGAGAACCTAAAGAAGTTAAAGATAGAGAAATATCATCAACCACAATCTTTTCACGGGGGAGAAAAGTTCCCGACACATGAGTTAGATAAAGTACGTTAAAAAATATTCCTTTATTTTTCTTAATAGCAATTCTGTCAACAACTGCAGAAGCACCTGACAAAGATCCGTGAATTGTTTTATTAACAAAAGTAGAAATATCAACGTCATTATTTACGGCAGTTTCAAGATAGACAGATTCAGACCAAAGCCCGTCAGAACAAATTAAAATATCCTTTGACGGATTTTTGATAGTTACATCGGCGTTATATAAAAGTCTAAAGAATAATTCTATCCCTTTCTTTGACCCTTTATTATCATAAAGAGAGTCGGCATTTTTGATAACCTTCCGAAGATCAAAAGCTGTATCTTCCGAAATATCTTTAAGATACTGACCTTTAAAATAAATTAAGAATTCGTCAATGGTTTCATCAACGTCTCTCAGATCTTTAAGTTGATTAGGATTAAATTCTTCGGCCCACTCATAATAAGCTTCCATGAACGAAATCAAATTAGATGCTTCGTCATAAATTTCTGGGAGAGGAATCTTCACTAGATCAGAAGATGTCGTCGTTGTCATTAAATGTTTTCCAAGTTAACAAGAACATCAACGACAGACATATTGAGAATAACATTCTTATCCGCCTTAATAAATTGTGTGTTGGGGGAGGCATAAAGTTTTAGAATTCCTGAATTCAAAACGGTGATGGGATTAATTGTGACAATTCCGTTCACAAAATCAACAGAACCTGCTTGACTCAAAATTGTATTAACTCCATTATTTGAATATGTTAGATAAAGTATTCCATCTTCTCTACTTTCAAATCTACAACTTTTATTATTGTATGTGAAATAGGTTGAATAAATTGAAGTGGAACCATTATCATTTAATTTCAAAGGGTTAAAGAAATTAATAGATTGGGTTAAGTTTTTCAGAGTTGAGGTGTCAACAATTGAGAATAAAGTAAGGGTTGTGGAAGATCCGTTTATGGAAACATCCGTTTCGTCAATGATAGTTGACAGATTTGAAACTCTAAGACTAGAGTTAAATTTATTCAGATTATCAGTTCCGAAAGTTTGGATAGATGAGAGAATATCAGTTTTGATATCAGTTTCGGTTTTAGTAGTCTTAGTATAATTCCACGAAACAGTAGTTGACACATTGACATAAAGATATAAAGGATCAATAAAGAAAATGTCAATGTTAGGATTATTACGATCAATCAGATAAGCATAATACTTTTGTTTCTGAATTGAGTTAAGATATGTTCCCTGATTAGTAACGGCACAAATTCCAACCTTTCCATATCTAGGAGGGTCTAACTCTTCTCCCCCAATTGCAATAATGTCAAGTATTTCCGGAAACTTCTGAGACAAAAGAAGTGCGTGATCTTCTTCAGTGATGGCTCTGGATCTTACTGTATTATTTAAAGGGGCAAACTTTTTAATGGATGTCAAAGTTTCTTTGGGATAACCGTAGTTGGAACTTTGGATGGTAGTGATTGAATAGTTTGAGTAGCCTGAAACTGAAGAAGCCAGACGAAATGTTTGACAACCGTTTGAAAGGTCTCCGTTAGTTACTCTATATTCAATAGTGACAGTTGAATCTGTGGCAGGCTGTGTTCCTAAAATATCATCCCCAAAATAAATCTCATATCTCCCGTCATAATTTAGCTGAAGAAAATAAACATTAGACTGAGGATTAACATCTAAAAGATTAGGAGCATATGTATAGGTTGTGACTTCGTTATTATCAGTCACATAAACATTTAACGAATCTGTATCAACATTTGTGCTGGTTATAAAATATCTACGACTATCTGATGCAAGGTAAACATCTCTTGACACAAATCCTTCATAGACTGTTAAATTAGCCGAATAAACAGTATTGGAAGTTGGGATAAGAACGGCGGATTCTTTTGTGACAAAATTATAAGAATCATTCCCGTTAGTGGATGTGAAAATTGTATTCTTCGGAACCACTATATAAGATGGAGAATCGTTAGCTGTAATATTTAAAGTGAAAACAGCAGTTGAAGATTTGATAGATCGGGGAAGATAATTTAATTCTTTACACTTTGAATAAATTGAAGACTCAAGCTGGGCAGTATCCAAAAACATTTCAGAACCTTCCATATTTAAAAGGAAAGCATCTTGATACGAATTATAAGCTAACAGATCCAACATTACATTAAGATTTGAACCATCAAAATTGTAATCGTTGAACTGACTCTGATTTTCTAAAAATGATTTTAATCTTTGTTTAAGATTAAAAAAATCAGGACTTGAAACTAGGAGGGATGTGTTTGCCATTAATATCTCTTTTAGATATTTATGACGAAACCTTGAACCTAAGTTTGAATAAATATCTAAGGAGAAAAATATGAAGACTTTCAAAGAATTTTTAATTGAATCTATTGCAAAGAATGCAACTTTGATTCATGATGGGCGTGAAAATTCTCATGAACCTTTTTATGTAGCTTATAAACCTTCTTGGAAAAATAATCCTTCTTTAGTTCAGTTTTATCATAAGGATAAGTTTAAAAGAGTTATTGAACATAATGGAGAAAAGGTTCATTTTTCCACAACTGGTATATTAGTTGACCCAATGTCAAAAACTATCTCCCTTGACCAGAAAGAAGAGAATCATAATAACCGTCGTCCTAATATTGTGTTAGGTTCGGGCAAGTATAAAAGTTCTCGATCAACCCCAATTTTAAAAATATCTGATATGCCTGATGATCATAAATTTATTCATCTTCTGAAAAAACATGTCTCCAATATTTCTGAATATTCAATAGATGGTCAAAGTCTCCCTGATCGTAAAACAGCCGCTCAAAAATATTCAGAAGGACGGGAACCTATAACTCTCTATCACGGCACTTCTTCAAAAAGAGTTCCTGATATTTTAAAGAATGGTTTATCAGCTGGGAAGAGAGATTACTCTTATGTTGATCTCATTCCTAATTATTCTGAACATAATGTTTATCTAACAACTGACCCTAATGATGCTTCAAACTATGCGACACGTCAAGCTATTCATGATAAGAGTTCTCCAACAGTTTTAAAGGTTCAAATTCACCCTCATCAGTTTCATAATTTGAGACCTGATGAAGATAGTATGCATTGGACTCCGCAGAAGGATCATCAGGGGAGTGTTCATCCGGCTGCTTGGGAAGAATTTAAAAGAAAACAACCCAATGCAGTCTCAGAGTTTCATTTTAAACATATGAATCATGAAACTGGATCAGCTTTAAATCTTTTCAAAAATGATTATTTCCCAACAGAAGAAGAAAATAAGTCAATGTTTAATGATGCTATGAAATTGTTCACAGCTGGTAATCCGATCAGAAGAGGTACTGCAGCTTATAAGGGAACTATTCATCCTTCACAAATTAAACCTCACTCAACTTGGAAGACAAAAAGCACCAAAATGGATCCAACCGACGAAGAATATAATGAAGCATATCTGCACATGCTAGATTCTTTTAAGAAGTTTGATTAGAATAATTTATCTTCAAAAGGTAAAAAGTCAGCAAATATGTGACCATCAGGCTGATGTATATTGAAGTGTATATGAGGCTTTGTATAGAAAAGATTATGAATAATATAGATATTTCCTACTTTTGAATCTCTGTGATATTGATGTTTAATCTCAGAAGCTATATTTGCTTTATTATAATCCGATAAATCTTCATGATTAACTTTTTCAAACCAACCGGTATGATAAGTTATAGTTGAACCATGGCGATCTTTTGAATAAATAGTACCATTTAAAAGTGGACGATCAGGGAGAGTCTTTCCTGCCTTTTGAAATTCCAAATGAGCATTTAAAAGATCTTTAGGGCTAACGTGAACTGTCGAATGTGTGAGTGTGCGATCACAAAGATTGTCTAAATTTTCTAAAATAATTTGTTTAAGATTTTTCAAAGTAAGAGCCCTCATGGTCGGCAGAGTCTGCATAAACCTTTCCTGATACGATTGTTGTATTGAAGACTATGTGAGATAGTCCGGAATTTTGGTCATAAGTTATATAAGTATTTCCAAATTTATTATAGGGAGAACTCCCACCTTCTCTTCTCATAGAACTCTTATTATAATCTGATAAATCTTCAGGATCTACTTTCTCAAAAAAACCTTGATGGTAGTGAATATCTGGAGCAGAGTCGTAAATCTCTTTTGCAACAATTTTTCCGTGCATTAAAGGTTTATCTGGAATACGTATTCCACGTTTAGCTGCATTCATATGAAGCTCTAAAAGTTTTGAATGATCAAAAGGTGTCTCAATATGAATAAGTGTTCGATTCCGGTTGTCTAAATTTTCTAAAATAATTTGTTTAATGTCCAAGACCTTCTCCTGCTTCTTCTCTAATTTTCTTACGATCAAAACCTAAAATTTCAAGAGAATTTAGAGCTGATTTTGCAACATCTCCTGAGTATGTATAACCATGAATTGGATTTTTATCTCTTCCGTTATGAAGATTATCAAGAGCTGCTCTCTTATACATTTTCTTAAGAGCTTCGGGATTCCTTAAACGTTCAGCTACTGCTTCTTGAACAGCCCAAGATGGATGATCTTGAAAATGTTCAAATATTTCATGTCCGGTAGGATGGGAATTAAGGATAGATATCAGTTTTGCCCTTTGAGAGTTATCTTTGACATCAAGGTTATTCAAATGCTTAAGCCTTTCATCAAGAGGTAGTCTTCTGATAGCTGCTTTTGAAACGTTATAATCTCTATCCTTAGATAATTTTCTAATGACATTAGGATCTTTATTGAATCTTGCGGTCATTTCTCTGACGTGGGGATGCCAATAGTCTGAATGATCCTTTCCATAGCCAGCCTCATCCATACTTTTAGCTTGATCAAGGGCTACGTTATTAACATGTTCTTCAACGTGAGGATGAACTGGATGATTAGATTCTTCAATAGGGTTATCGTCTCTATCCATAAACTGTTTAGTGTCAGCATGGTACTGATACTTTTCTCCAGGATAGTTGGCATGTTTAGGAATCATAATATGAAGAGCACCTTTCTGATTATAATAATCAAACATACAATTATCACGAGCTGCAGTACACCAGGTTGTCCCTCTTCCGTAATATTTGGAAGCTTTTTCCGTATGGGGAATTATATGCCGAAAATGTTCTGAATCTAATTCAGTATATTCATCAGGGCCAGGCTTATTCTTTTTAAATTCTTCTTCTCGGGGATCCTTGATGGAATTTAAGTTTGAAACATGTTTTTCTAAATCCCAAAGATTTTTAATTTGCCCGATGTCTTTAGGAACTCCAGCTTGATCAAATATTTTAGGGTTTCTTTTCTTATGATGATCATAATCAGAAAGAGCTTGGTGACCTCTTGAAATCATATTTTCATGACGCCTCCAACCTGTTCCAAATCCACCCTTTGCATAAGTTTTGATTAGCCAAGAATGATAATTTTGGTTAGGGGTTGGATCAGCATCTTCTAAATTTATCTTAGTATATTCTTTCCATTCAGATTCTTTTACAGGTGAGTCATAAGATTTGACAAGATCAGTTAAACCTGATTACGATAATCAAGCTTATGAAGTAGCTATCGTTTTTTCCATTTTAAACAGAACTGAAGAAAGTGTTTTGAATTTGACACTAGAGAGGGTACGATGAATTTTAGAAGTTTAGTTTTAGAAAGTTTGTATAATTGGGGAAAGATTTCTCATACTGAAGAACAAGCTCCTCCCAACACTCTTTTAAATTTACATATGTGGTATGATAAACAAGGGTATAAATTACCTGATAAACCTCTAAAATATGGAACTTTAAAGGTTCAAGATCGCCTCATACACAAAGGCTTTTTTGAACAAGTTGAACCAGAAGATCTCACGGAGAAACAACGCAATCTTTTAAACGAGCATCTAACATATTACTATGATAAAAATACAAAACCTCACAGTCTTTATAAAGTATACGGTGTGATGGATAAAGGTGAAGAGTATTATAGTCCAACAAAACTACATTATAATGTTCTAGCTAGTTATGGTGATATACATAGGAGCATCCCACTATTATGAATTTTAAAAGTTTAGTTTTAGAAAGTCTTGAAAGAAGATTACTTCTTGAATATGACCATGATAAAGAATGGGAGAAGCATGGGCCTGCTATTTTAAATGCTGTTAAAGAAGATTACCTTGATGCAGGTTTAACTGATCTTGTCAAATCTTATGACT